ACGATGAATATTTTAAGGGTGCTGAAAAGTTCTACAAAAACATAATTTTTAACTGTCTAATAATTAAAAACTAAATAAAATGGCAATTCAAAACGCAACAGGAGTAGTTTTATCTTTAGCTGGTACAGCTATAGCTCATTGTACATCTGCTTCTTTATCAATAAGTAGAGATTTAAGAGATTCAACAACAAAATCAAGCGGTGGTTGGTCAGAATCACTTGGAGGATTAATGTCTTGGGAAATGAGTGGTGACGCTTTTGTAGATATAACTGAAGGCGATGCAATAGATAGTATAGCATCATTAATTACAGGTGCAGCAATAGAATGTACTTTTGTATTAGATGATGCAGATTCATCAACTCCAGCCCCAGTTACATATACAGGCGATGCTTTTATTACAAGTATATCTATGGATGCTGGAGTTGAGGAAAATTCAACTTGGTCTATTTCATTAACAGGAACAGCTGATTTAGGTGTATCGTAATAATTATTAATAAAAGGTAGAAAATATGAAAAAGGTAGAGTTAGGTGGTAAAAACCGACCAATTAGGTTTAGTTATTTATGTTTAAAGGAGATTTGCGGAAAGTGTAAATTAAAGCTAAACCAATTAAACTTACTAGGTACGGAGATAGACCACATAGGGATTATAGCTTATTACGGTTTAAAATACGGGGCTAAAAGTATTGGTGAGAAGTTTAATTATAAAATATCTGACATTGAAGAGTGGATAGATAATGAAGATTTCTCTAAGATAAACGAAATATTTGAAGCGTTCCAATTAGACCAACCTCAAGACGAGGGAAAGTAGTAAAGGGTGAGGAAATTGATGACGATGGCGAGGATATTGATTGGGATAAACTCGAAGAGATAGGTTTAGGAATGATGGGGTTATCGTATGAAGGATTATATGAATTGACCCCTCGTTCTTTTAACAATAAGATAAAAGGATTCTCTGAGCATCACACTAAATCAAATCAAGATTCTTGGGAGCGAACAAGAACAATTATGCTTGCTTGCTTAATGCCTCACTCTAAAAAGAAACTAAGACCTACTGATGTACTACCTTTTCCTTGGGATAATCAAAGGGCTAAAAAGAATATTAGAATAGCTACCCCTGAAGAAATAAAAAGGGACGTAGCTAGGCATAAGAAAATACTACTCAAAAAACAAAAGTAATGGGTTCGATTAAAACCATCTCGATAATTGTAGCAGCCAATATTAAGGGGCTAGAAGTTGGATTAGGTAAAGCTAATAAATCGTTAGCTAAATTCGCTTCAGGNGCAGCTCGTATGGGTTCNCTNTTATCGTTTGGTGTTACAGCACCTTTAACTGCTTTAGGTAAATCAGCCTTTGATACCTTCTCTAAGTTTGAGAATGGTATGATGAAGGTTAATACGGTTACTGGGGCTACGGTAGGCGAGTTTAAAATGCTTACAGACGAAGCTAAACGACTCGGTGCGACTACACAATTTACAGCCATACAAGTCGCTGACCTTCAATTAGTATTAGGTCGTAAAGGTTTCGACCCTACTGCTATTAAAAATATGGAGAAATCTATATTAGACTTAGCCTTAGCAACGGGAGAAGATTTATCTCTTGCAGCCGAAACTGTATCAGCGTCAATAAATGCTTTCGGTTTAGAGTCAGACCAAGCAGCTAGAGTTTCAAACACTTTAGCTTCCGCAGCCGCCAATTCATCAATTCAACTTAGTACATTCTCTACCGCCTTCGGACACGCTGGGGCTTCAGCAAACGCTGTAGGTGTAGATTTAGAAGAACTCTCAGCAATGATGGGTATTCTAATGGATAATGGTATTAAAGCATCAAAGGCTGGTACGGGGCTTAGAACAGCTTTCTCTAAATTAAATGAAGAGGGAATACCTTTTTCTCTAACTTTAGAAAAATTAGCTTCAGGTCAAATGACCTTAAATCAAGCTACAAAATTAGTTGGTAGAACGGGAGCTAACCAATTACTTATACTTGCTAATAATAAAGATAAGGTAAAAGAATTAACTAAAGAGTACCAAACAAATACAGGTAGACTGAGAGAAATGGCTGATATGATGAGCCGAACTACTCACGCTAGAGTGAAGAAAATGCAATCTGCTATCGAATCTATGAAGATAGAGATGGGTGCTTTAATTTCTGATGCTATAACACCTATTATAGCAAAGGTAACTGATTTAGCTAGTGGATTTTCTAATTTAGATGAAGGTACTAAAAAATTAATATTAAAAGTAGGTGGATTCCTTACGGTATTAGGTCCATTATTATTATCTTTTGGAGCTATAGTATCGTTATTAAACCCTTTTACTGTGGGGTTATTAGCATTGGGAGGTGCATTTGTAGCTTTAAATTCAACAGGTTCTAAACAACTTACTTTCTTAGAGAAAGAAAAATCAGAACTAAACGCTTTAGTTGGTGTATTAAAAACTACTGGTGATGGAACTGAAAAAAGAAAAAGATTAATTGGGGAAATTAATGAAAAATATCCAACATTTTTAGAGAATTTAGACCAAGAAAAAATAACCAACGACCAACTTACAACAGCACTTGATTCTGCTAATAAAGAATATATTAAAAAAATAGAATTAAAAGCTAGAGAAGTAGAATTAACTAATGCAGTTAATAAAAAGTTAAAAACTCAACGAGATTTAGAGTCTAAAGAGAAAAAAGGATTATTAGAATTAAACGACCTTAGAGAAAAACAAGGAATAGGTTATGTGACAAACATAAGTGTATTAGATAATTTAAGTGGAATTTTAGGTGGAGCGATTGTAAGGAGTAGTTCTGAAGCTGGTAAATCTATGGGTGCTGCCTTTGTAGAGTTAGCTAATGGGTCTATTATTTCAGAAAGATTATTTAATAAACTATCAACTTTAAAAGGAGAATTAAGTAAATCTAATTCAGAATTTGAAGATGCGTCTAAAGTTGTAAATGATTACGCTAGTGAAATAACTGAGTTGGGAATAGCTCTTGATGGAGGAGTAACTTCAACAAGCACATCAACTAACGGTGGAGTTGATGGAGGTACTACAGGTACTAATGATGACTCAACAAGTACTTTATTCTCTTGGATGGAGGGTGATAATTTAGCTAATTACGTTAGAGATTACGCAGCTGCTATGACCCAAATGGAAGCTGACACCCAAAGGTTAAAGAATAGTGTAAAAGAAATGGGGCTTGCTATGGCACAACAATTCGCTGGGTCTGTTGCTAATATTATAGTTAGTGGAGGTAATTTATTACAAGGTTTAGGTCAGATATTTAAAGACTTAGCAAAACAAATAATGGCGATGGTAATTAAAGCAGCATTATTAGCAGCAATTTTAAGTCTTACAGGTTTAGGACCTACAGCTCAAGCAGCTGGTGGAATATTTAAAGGTGGAACGGGGTTCAAAGATATACTAGGTGGAATGATGGGTGGAGCTTTCGCAAGCGGAGGTAATCCACCTGTAGGTAAAGTTAGTTTAGTAGGGGAACAAGGTCCTGAATTATTCGTTCCAAACTCAAGCGGAACGATTATACCTAACCACGCTTTAAGCGGAGGTAGCTCCAACACGGTTATACCTGATGTAAGGATAACGGGTGATGACTTATTGATTGTATTCGATAGAGCAAATCGTAGAAAAAATAGAAGGTAGATATAGATGGCATACGGTAAATATAGACATAGTACGATAAAGGGTCAAGCTGGTACTGATTGGTATGTAGAGGTTTGGAAGAAGGATTTTACAGGTTCATCAATAGAGATGAATTTATCAGGCGAGGGATTTGAAGTTAAATGGACTGGTGAAGGTGGTACTAGGGATAAGCAATTTATCGCTTCTGAGTGCGTTTTAAATATGTTTGTTGAAAATCAAAATGATGAAGATTGGCTTTATGACGATGTATTTCAAAAAGGAGATAATTACCACTATATAAGAATATATAAAGACTCCGTATCAGATACTAATCTATGGTGGTACGGGTGGATTCAACCTGGGTTTGATGTTATAGAAAACGCACCATTTCCGTATGAATTTAAACTTACAGCAACCGATTCTTATGGTTATTTTGGGAAGAAAAAGCTAAGTGAATTTACTAGCCAAGAAGAAAAAGTAGAGGCACATAAAATAAAAGATTTACTTATAAGTGATTTTGGAGTAGATATGAATCTTGTGTCTATGGCTTCAGGCGATTTAGCACCTAACCCACATAATAGAAATAGTTTTAGAACATCTGTAGATTGGTGGCGACCTGAAACTACTTATCAATCAAGTGACCCATTTGCTATACATTACGCTGCTAGAGGTGCTTTTGTAGATAAACAAGATGAAGATGCTGAAGGTATATCAGAAGGGAATCCTTTAGAATATAAACCTATAGATGTTGTTAATGGTGTTTTAAAAACTTTTAACACAGTAGGGTTCTTAGCGGAAGGGTTTTATAATTTCATTCAACCTAATAGTTTAGCAGATAATAACACGGGTGAAATTAGGGTTTATGATTACGCAAGTACAATATCATCNCCAACNCCTTACGATTTAGATACTTTACTTACAATAGACCAATCTAATAATGTAGTTTTGGGTGGCTCTACTATTACCTACGAACCATCATTGGAAGGGGTTAAACTTACTTATAAGCAAGGTGCTAATTCTTTTAATGTAGCAACAGGACAAGATTTAACATCATCAACAATAGTTGGGATGATTCAAGATGTAGATGGTGGTTCTATGACTTTAGATTTTTTTGCCAAACATATAGAAAATATTGATAGAACTGCATTTTCAGGGTTAAACCCAGCATCTTATCCTCATTGGCACATACTTGACAACTCTTTCTTAAATGCAGCTACATTAACTATTTCTATAACAGATGGCTCGACAACTAAATATTTAAAAGAAGGTGATGGAGGTTTATTAACTTGGAGTAGTTCATCTCAAACAATAACTATCCTTCGTGGTTATAGTGTTTCGGCAGCAGTCGGTCTACTTCAAATAAATTCAACATCAGGTACAGCAGTTGGTAACGTATCTAATAGTACAACTTTAAATATTGGTAGTACAGCAACATCATATCCTCAATCTGCTATGTCGGGTGGACCTTGTTATTCATCATATAATAGCACTACAGATAAGTATAAGTTTACAACTAATATAAAATTCTTAGCAGAGGTAGAAAATCCTGGGATAACTGGAGATATTAATATAGAACTAGATGCTACAAATATTTATAAAGAGGCTCATTCAGGTTCTTTAAGTTTTGGGACTTATT